TCGGTGGCACCTCGATCCCGAGCCTCTTCATCTTCTCGGCGGCCTCGGCCGCCTTGTTGCCGACGCTTTGGAGTTCGGCCTCGGTGAGCTTGGACTTGCCACCGATCCGCTCGACGGCATCCGCCATGAGGGTGGCTTCCTGTATCAGCTTCCGGCCGGAGAAGTTGTCGACGAGACGGTTCAATCCACGCTCGACGAACCTCGACGAGGAATCGAGGCCGCGCAGCTTCACGTCCGCCTTGTCGATGGCGGAATAGAACGATGTGAAGTCGGCGGCGAACGTGGCGGAGACAGCCAATTACGCGGCCCTCGCGTCCTTAGAAGTCGTCAACATCCATTCCCTTCGGCTGCTCACTCAAGAACTCGATCAACTCCCCGTATAAATCCGCCGGCAGATCCATCAGATCCCCGTAGGACCACTTCATCAGGCGGCAGATGGCGAAGTCGGTACGGGTTCGAGCTTGCCATCCGGATCGTTTTTTGAGGCCGCCAGCGCCGCCTCTGTCGCCTCGACGTGAGCGGCCAGGGCCGATTCGATTTCCTTGAACGTCGCGGAGTCCAGTTGCTTGATCGCGGCCACCGATACGGCCACCGGTCGATCCTGTGCATCCCGAAGCGACCACTCGACGATGTAGGCGGCCATCTCCGCGATCCCGAGCATCTCAACGTTCGGCTTCCGCCAGCCGCTGTTCGGATTGATTTCCCCGACGATCTGCTGAAACGCCGCGCGCTCTTCGCCGACCGATAGCCGCTTCTTGACCCCGATCCAGTCACCCTCGGAGAGCGAGAGTCGGACCACATCGGGTTGAACGAACCTGCAACGAGCCATGCTGCCTCACAGTCGAACCACGCTCGCCGTGAGCGTCGTTCCGGAGATCTGCAGATCGGTCACGGACCACCGCCACTCGGCGCGGCCGGCCGGCACCACCACGACGAGCGGACGCTGCTGCATCCGAAACTCGTCGACGCTCACGATCTGCGCCGTCAATGTGCCTGTCTTCCCGTCGCTTGGAACGAAGGACCACGGGCCAAATGTGACGGCTGGTAAGTACACCCATCGCACTTCTCCCGCGAGGCCCTTCGCTGTGATCGCCATACACCTCTACGGCTTCCGGCTCCATGCGCCGTTTGCCACGAAGTTGCCCGTCATGCCTACCGCGCCGGCCACGGTGACGTTGATCGACGCGTCCAACCACGCCGGGCCGTAGAAGTAGACCGTCGGTGCGAGGTTGCTCGGATAGAGATACATCTTGATCCCGTCCGTCGACTCGCTCGCGTCGAACAGTTGATCCGTGGCGCTGTCCCAGAAGCCCGAGAGCGTGCCCTGAATGTCGCGCAAGCCCTGGACGTAGGTCTTATTCGTGTCGAGGAACGAGGTCGTCTCGACCTTGTCCGTCGCCATGTTGAGCGTCCACTCCGTCAACTGCACGACCGCGATGGCGGTGCCAGATCCAGAACTCGACGCGTAAACGACGCCGCCTTTGCCGTGATAGGGAGGCATGGTGTGTCCTTTGTCAGACGGCCGCGGCCGTCACGTGGCGCTCAGCCAATGCTGATTGCACGTCACCGATGACACAGGCCGCACGCTGGACCCATGACGACTCCGCCACGCAGGCGGGAAGGTGCGCGGACACCCGCGCGCGCCCGTTCACATCGGGCAACCACTGACGAATCAACTGCTCCGCTTCAAACGGTCCTCGGAAGGTCGGCACCAGATCGCCGAAGACCTCCGGAACTTCCGGGCGATAGTCGCTGAGATGAAACACCCCGCACGCCGCCAGTTCATACGCGCGCGGACTCAGGCTCTCGGCCGTGTGGATCTGCGGCGCATCCTTGCCCCATCCCATCGATCGGCGATACAGGTTCAACCCGATCGCCGCGCGACGATAGAGCGAGGCCGCCTTCGTGTTCTCGATCTCTTCCTCGCGTACGCACGCTTGGAGCTGCGCGTTCAGGCCGACGTCGCGCCAGTTGCCGTACAGACCCAGGTCGATCCCGGTCCAGTCGATCGCGTTGAACCACTGCGCGCGCTCGGTGAATCCGGTGCCCACGAACACGACGTCGTGCGCAGGGACATCCTCCATCGGCGCGTCGTGACGATGGCGCAGCGGATGCCAGGCGTGCGGCAAATAGCCGGTGCGTGGATTGAGGCGACGGAAGGCATCGACCACCGTCCGCTCGTTCGTCCAGCAGCCGTCAACCAGCTTCGCGATCGGCCCTTCCTTGTCCATGTCATACGGTGACTCGGTGAACAAGATGAAGACCTTGAGACCGGCGCGCTTCATCAGCACGATCACGTCGGGATGCAGGAGCATCGCCGACACCACGATCACCGCGTCGACCTGATGCCGGAGCGCCATCTCGAGCGCCCCGACTCCGGCCTGATAGACCATGTCGGCATCTGTCGGTCGTGCGATCGTCGGGTTCGTCTTCTTCGCGAGTCGCCAGTTCGCATTCAGCCAGCGCGCCGCGCGCACGATCCGCGTGTCGAGCCGATACCTCAGGATGCGGCACCCGTGCACCTCGAGCCCATAGCGCAGCCCGGCTTCGACATCCGCGGTCGACCACGATGCGCCCGGGTGAATCAGGAGGAGCCGGTTCATGCCGCCTTCCTCGCCGTGCACAGATAGCCGGTCGTCGCTTTCGTCTGGTTCGCGAACCCCATGCACTCGAACCGGCGCATCTGGTCGTACGCCGCCGTCGCTTCCGGCGTCCACGCACAGGCCGTGATCTCCACGTCGGTGAAGTCCTTGAGGAGCAGCGCCCAACCTTCGTGCGTGAAGCGCCAGTAGTCCTGGTAATCCTCTGTGCCGTGCCACGGCCACAGGAACGGCGACGTCACGAGCAGCAAACCTCCCGGCTTCAGCACGCGGTGCACTTCCTTGACCGCCGTGAACGGATCCTTGCAGTGCTCGAGCACCTCGGTCAGCACGACGCCATCGAACCGGCCGACCGGGAACGGCAGCGCGCAGAGGTCGGCTCTCACGTCTTCGCCGTTCTCACCGACCGTGAGATAGCCGGCACCGAGATACGTGCGCCGGAAGTAGACGCCAACATCGAGGACGTCGGTCCCGAGCTGCTCGCGATGCGACCAGACCCAGTGTTCGAGTTGCAGGCGATGCGGATCCGGCGCCGGGAATTCGACATCCTTCGTGGTCTGTGCCCAATGCAGCAAGGCCGCGAAATCCGGCGACGCGCTCAACCCGTACAGCAGGACGTCCCTCATGCGTCACCTATCCGGAACCCGTACCGCCGCAACATGTCCACCAGGCGTCGAGCCATGTTCGCCCGCCGCCGGCGAGCGATAGGCACCGTGACCGCCCTCTCCGGCATCCGGCCGCGATTCGCGCCGCTTGCCGTGCGTCGCTGCTCGGTCCCGAATTCGTAGAGGTGTGAGTGCGGCGCCTTCGCCTGCGCGATCCCAATCAGGAGATTGCTCGCCGGGTAGATCGTCCGGACCGACCGCGCGAGCTTGCCTGACTTCTTCTCGTAGCCCTGCGCCATCTCCACCGCGGCGCCCTCGGTTTCGTCGCGGACGATCCCCATGCCCTCGGACTGGAGATCGCGCGGAAGCGACCCCAGCGCGCGCAGGAGTTCGTTCAATCCGGACCACTGGACTTTTACTGACATGCCTGCGGCACCTCGACGACCTCGAATTCGTAGACGCGATCTACCGCTGCGGTGTCAGTGGATGGGTCTACGTACTTCCGACCATCGTTGTCGACCCTGAAAATTTCAGCGACGCGTGCACCGGGTGTGTCGTCGAAGAAACGGCAGCGATCGGTGATGTCTACGCCATCCACAAACACGCGCAGTTCGTGACCGGAGTTCTTGAGCGCAGCGTGCTTGCTGACGTCTACCGGCCCATAAATCGTCACGGCGTCTTCACCTCTTCGCAGAGCAGCATCAATTCCCGGTCCTGCTCGTTGATGTTCTGAATGCCCTTCACGTACAACCGACGCGTCCCCTGATGCACGATCACCGTGTCGAACGTGATCTGCGGGTGATACCAGATCGACACCTGATGCGTGATCCGCTGCTCATCGAAGGCCCCCGGCGGCGCCGGCGCGATCGCCGCGTAGACCCTCGACGGAACGTAGGCCGTCGGCGTACCGTCCGGGCCGGCTTCGAGCGTCACGAGGTGCCGCATGGCGCCGATGTTCATGCCAGCGTCGGATCCCGCATCCCGACCAGTAGCCGTTCCACCGTGGCCCAATCAATCGGCCGCAGTTCCCGCAGATCCGTGAGGACAATCAGCGTCGCCGCTTCCACGTTCCCGGGCACAGCGACCGACCCGTCACTCCAGCCGGCCTCGGCCTGATCCTTCATGTAGGTCACGATGATCGCGCTCGCCTGCTCGACCTTCATGTTCAGGTCGGCGTCGCTTGCGACGTCCGTGATCCGCAGATGCCCCTTCGCTTGTTCGAGCGACACCAGTGCCACTGCCGGCCCCCTTCTTCAATGCCCGAGACAGCGCGTCCGACACCCGCTCCACCGTGATCCGCCCCATCGCCGCCGAGCAGTGCTCACAGGCCAGCCACGCCCCGCACGGCGACGCCGGGTCGTCATCGACGAGGCACTCCTGCCCGGGATACCCGCCCATCACCGTGGAGTCCATGCACCCGCCGAAGAGCGTGACCTGCGCAATCCCCAAGGCCGCCGCGGCATGACAGAGCCCGCTCTCGGACCGCACATACGCGCAGGCCGAGGCGATGAGCCCGCAGGCCTCGCGGAACGTCGCGCGCTCGTAGTGGGCGCCAGGCACCAGTTCTGAGTCCTTGTGCGTGTGTTGCACGAACACGAGATCCGGATGCGCCGCGACGAGCTCGGCCCAGCGCGCATGGGCCCAGCGGAAGTTGACGTGCTTCGTGAACGGCTCGATCAGGACGTACGGCCCATACTTCTCGTAGGCCACCTCGCCGCGCGCGCGCTCCTCGTGCGTGAGGTAGATCCGCGCGATGTGATCCCGGCAGCGGAACGCCTGGTTGAACGTCCAGCCGGTTTCCTTGGTGAACGGAGGCACGATGTAGGGTCGGCAGTTCGGGCCGTTCATCACCGATCGAACCGGTTCGCCCTTCGCCACATCCGCAGGACTGGCGATGATCGGATTCCCGAGCCAGATCTCGTGCCAGCGCGGTTGCGCGTCCATCCCGACGATCGCGATCCGCGTTGACGGATCGGCATCGAAGAGGCGCTGCGCCTGCCCGGCGGCCACGAGTTCATCGCCCCAGCCCACGGCTACACCGCCGCCTTTCCGACGCCCTGGAGCTCGGTGTGGAATGCCAACAGGTTGCTGTAGCCGGCCACGCGCGCCGCGAGCCTCCACTCGTCAGCGAAGGGATCGTGCTCGTGCCCGTCGACGTCCGGCGTCCCGAGCGTGTAATGCACCAGCGCCGGATTCGGATCAGGCTGGCTGATGTGCACGAGGTGATTCCAGCGCGCCGGCAGCTCGCCGATCTCCGCATCCCGCAGCCACGAGAAGGCATGCAGATCGCGGCCGGTCCACGTGTTCAGCGCCTGCAGCGTGAGTGCCCGATTCGCAAGGTGGCCACAGTTGAAAAGGATGACGCTCGACCAGTTCTTCCGGGGATACGCTTGCTGCACATGCCCGGCTTTCTTCGTGGCGGCCTCGAGGATCGGCGGATGCTGCACAACCATCACCGCGTACTTCGGATCGGCCATCTCAAAGAGATTCCCGACGTCCTCACGAAACAGCACGTCGCCATCGGTGAAGAGCGCCCAGCCACTGAACTCCTGCAGGAGCGGAATGAAAAACCGCGCGATGGCGTGGCCAGTGCTCATCGGCGCACCGGAGATCTCGTCGAAGAGCTGCCCGTTGGTCAGTGCGGACGTCTGGCGCTGATACCTCGCGCCGAGCGTCTGCAGCGCGATCCGGTCCGTGCGAATCAGGCGCCGGCTGGCGTGGCGGAATAGGGAATACTCCGCGACATTCCACGCCACCGCTTCGGCCGCGTCCCATCCGATGTACACGCGCTCGCCCGCCTTGAGTGGCCGACTCTTGACGAACATCAGGCCCGCCCCTCCAGCGTTCGCCACGCGGCGCCGCTGAAGATTTCCTGAATCGACCACTGATGATCGGCGAGGCTCCAGAGGAACGGTTCCCGATCGTCAGGGTAGTACGGCGATTCAATCTGTGACAGATCGGACAGCCCCATGCGCGCCGTCGCCGCGAAGGGTGCCGTCGTGAAACATGGCACCCCGGCGATCAGCGCATCGATGGCACACGCACTGCTGAAGACCACCACGGCCCAGGCGTGCGCCAGGTCTTCCTCGATGGGAATCGCCGTTGTCTTCCATCGAATCTTGATCGGGCGATCGGTGTGCTTGGCGACGGTTTCGCGGACGGTGATCAGCCACTCGTCGATGTTCTGCCCGTGCAATTTGAAATAGATCGCTGAGTTCGGACACACGAGGACGTAGTCGCCCGTACGCCGCCACGGTTGCACACGGCGCTCGAAGGCCTCGAATCGTTGCGGCGTGGCCGGCGTGCGGCCGTCGTGCTGGAAGGCGTTCTTCGCGATGCGATAGAACTTCTTGCGTCCGAAGTACCCGTGGTCGCCGAAATAGACGTCACGACCCTGCGCCCGCGCGCGATCGAGGAGCGGCCAGACGGGCGGCGACCCGAAGGCGGCGACCGGCCCGTCGAACAGATAGCCGATGTCGTCCGTGATTTGCCCTCCGCACCCTTTCGCGAAGGCGTACGCGAACTTCGGCGAGGTCGCCTCGGTCGGCACGTAATACGCCACCGGGATCACGCCAGCGCCTCCTCGAGCGGCACGCGCGGGAAGCTGTTCATCACCGTGAACCGCGACGCGTTGAGCACCTGGACGCCAGCGTCCGCGAGCGGTTCCTCGATCGACCGGAACGCCTGGAGGAAGATGGGGTACGGGCTGTCGACGTGGTTCGGGTGTGGCCCGAACCAGTTCTGATGCCCGTCCGGTCCGGCCCACATGTCGAACCCGAGCAGCACGATCTGCGTCGGGCCGGCGAGGTGGAAGGCCAGGTTGATGGCTTGATACCCGCTGTTGAAGCCGGTTCGGAGCCCAGACGGGTCGACTTCGAGCCCGTCCTGTCCGGTGTTCCTCAGCACTTGCAATCCGGGCCATGCGGTGTGCTGCTCCTGTGCGGGATCCTGCGCAATCGTGTACTTCAGGCCGGTGAACGTCGGCGCGCCCTCGTAGAAGCGCCAGAACTTCGGGTCGCAGCCGTACAGCGCATCGGCCCACGGCGCGAGCAGATACGCTTCCTTGATCGCGATGACGCGCGCCTTCCCGCGGCAGAACTCCACGTCGTCATCGGTCAGACTGCAGCCGCCGCCGAGGATGACCACGCGTTCACCGGACCAGAGGCGCTCGACACGCGCGCACGATGGAGTCGCCGTTTCCGTGGTCATCGCTTCACGACCGGTAGTGGCTGCTCAGCATCCTTGCCATCCTTGCCGTCCCGCCCGCGCTTGACCTTCAGCGTCCAGTCTCGTGATCCGTCGCCAGGCTTTACCGTCGTCGTGTCATTGCAGTGCCACTCGGATCCGGCCCACGTCACGCCGTCGCCGCGCTCGTAGGTCTTGCCCTCGACCCAGACGCCGCGGTAGATGTCTACCGGCACGGTGAGCGCGCCGATGTCCTTGATCTGACCGCCGACACGCGCCCGGAAGATGAACGTGCGCTCGTGCTCGACCGCGACCGACAGGTCGTCCAACGCGATGCCGTCGTGCCCGTCTCGCCCGTCACGACCCGATGCGCCGTCCTTGCCGGCCGGGCCCACAGGCCCTGGCACCACGCCGCGGACTTCCACAACCTGCACGCGGTCGCGGAGTGTCTCGATGTCCTTCGCGAAGTCGGCCGAGGCCGCGTCCTTGCCGTCTTTCCCGTCGACGCCGTCACGGCCGGCCTTGCCGTCGAGTCCGTTGACGCCAGCAGGGCCCGGAGGACCGGGCACCGGTGCGCGTGTCTCGAGTGAGGCCAGCCGCTCACGAACGCCGCCCAATTCCTTCGAGAGCGCCACTGTGACGGCTGTCTCGATCGACTTGCAGGCGACCTCGACCTCAGTCAGACGTGTGTTCATGTCGTGAACGCGAGGATCAAATGGTTCTGGACTGGGCCTGTCTTCGAGCGCTTTCAGGCGAGTCGTCAGCCCGACCAGCACTGCGGGATCGGCAGAGTGATCAGCAAACCGAGAGACCAGCCCGCGCACCTCGGCAATCGCCGGATCGACCACCGGTGGAGGTGCCGGCATCGCTTGCTTCGTCTCAATCGCCACGACCCGATCGCGCACGCCATCCAACGTCGCGAGCCGCGCCTCGAACGCCGCCACTCGCTCGAATAACGGTGCAAGCGACGCGCGGACCATGAGGACCACGCTGCGCGCGAGCTCGTCAGGCTGCATACAGTCCCTCGTCGAGTTCTTTCTGCATAGCGGCCAGGAACGCCGCACCGTTCATCTCGTCATCGTCTGTGCGTGGCGCCGGCGCAGGTGCAGGAGCAGGCTTCGCGAACGGCTTGTCAGAGTCGCGTTCAGCCAGGGCTTCCAGCGAGAAGTACTGCTGCTGCACCATTGGTGAATTGCCGCCCTTCACCGGGCCGTAGCCGTAGTACTTCTTCCGTGCCTCGTTCGGTGACAGCGCCCCAGATCCGATGCCGTCGCCGGCGGCCTTCGTCCGCGTCGCCGTGTCCATCCAGATCAGATCGCCGATGTCGAATTCGGTTCCGAACTTGTTGCCGGCCTGCGGACCGAGTCCGAGACCTTCGTCGAGGCTCTTCTCGAGCGAGACGATCAGCGTCTGCAAGCACTGCGAGAAGTACTGCTGCAAAAGCGGCTCGACGTTCGCGTAGGGAGGCGGCGGGCCGACGCCGATCATGTACGGCGCGACGTGGTAGCAGCTGCACACGTTCTCGGCCGTCCACTTCAACTGCTCGATCAACTCCGAGTCCACCGCGTTCACGACCAGGCCTTCGTATTTCAGGCCGTCGCCCAACACCGCGACCTTGCCGTAGTTGTCCCCGGAGAAGCTCGTATCCCAGTACGCCTTCAAGCGATCGGCGGTCTCCTGCGCGATCGCCCCCGGTGCCGTCAGGACGCCGCCAGGATTCGATCCGTTCGAGAAGAACTTTTGCGAGTTGCTCTGAATCGCGAGGCCCTGCGTCGCCGCCAACCCGCACGCATAGATCGGACTGACGCCGATCAGCGGGTGATACAGCGCGACCATCGTGTCGTGGATGATTTCGCGCGCCGGCACGGTGAACGCTTCATTCGGCAGCCCGGAGAGATCGTCCCGCTTCAATTCGTACCAGACCGATCCATCCTGCGCGACCATCGGAATCACGCGCGTCGGGTCGAGGATGTACATCGCCGTCACGACGCCGCGCGCGTCGCGCTCCTTCAGGACGTACGTGTTGCCGTGGATCAACTTCGAGACGACCCACTGCTCGAGGAACTTGATGATCGTCTGGTAGTGATTCGGCTTCCGAAGGACCGGCGAGAACGCCGCGCTGTCCGTCTCCGTCCAGATGCCGTTCGAATCCTGCTGCACGAGCCGCAGGCACAACTTGGCGATGTCAGAGGCGATCAGCGTCGTGCACGCGAAGACCGCAAAATAGGTGAGAACCGTGTCGGTTCGTATGTCCTGATTCGTCTGCCAGGCGCCCATGAACGGCTCACGGACGACGCTCCACCAGCCACCGCGGCCGCTCAGGGTCGAGAGTGGCTGCGGGATCGCCTTCGTTCGGCTGATCTCGTAGCCAGCCTTCGTGCGCCGGATGGTGAGGCCGAGGATGTTCATGCGCGGGCACGCTCGCCGAGATACCCGGCCCGGTGACGCGCACCGAAGTCCGAACGCGTGATGCCCTTGATCTCCATCACCGCCAACGCCAGCGCGTCGCCAATCGCCAGCATCACGGCCGAACTCGCCGTCGGCGTCAGCCCCAATGGGCAGGGCTCCGTGATGACACCCATGTCCAGCACCAGATCACACCGCTGACGAAAGGCCGTCCCTGGATGCGACGTGATGCCGATCACCGTCGCCCCAATAACCCGGGCCGCCGTCAGCGTCTCGAGCACTTCCGCCGTGTGGCCGCTCGTGGAATAAGCGAGCACAACATCCTCGGCTGTCAGCACGCCGAGATCGCCGTGTGCAGCCTCACCGGGATGCAGAAACAGCGCCGGCGTGCCGGTGGCGCAGAAGGTAGCCGCGCACTTCCGCGCGATGAGACCCGCCTTCCCCATCCCGAGCGTCACGACCTTGCCGGCACACGCCGCCAGGCGCAGTACGGCCTGCTCGTGGACGCCGGTCACCACGACCGCCGCGATCGCGTCAGCCTCGGCCATCAGCACCGTGACGAGCCGCTCACGAATGGTCATCAGGCTCCGACGAGGGCGGTCGCGTCGGCCGCTCGGGTGGCGGCACACGGACCGAAAACCGATGGCAGGACGCTTCGAGCGTCTCGACGATGTCCGGGTGCGCGAGATAGAAGTCGCCTTCGTTGATGGAGCGCCCAAGATAGGTGTGCCACCGGAGCGCCCGCATCCAGACCGTGGGATCTTTGGCCATGCGAATCGCGACGAGGGATCCAGACATGCGCTAGATCCCCCGTCTCTGCTCTAGACGTACGTGGCCGTGGTGTAAACGACGGCGGTTGAGCGGCAGCGCTTCCAGTTGATGAAGCGCTCGGCACGCAAGCCGACAAGGTTCGACTGCCAGAGCGAAACAAACGCGCTGGATGCCGTCACCGGCGACGTCGGGGTCGTGTTCATCTCGACACTCGCCTCGCGGCTCACGTCGATGCTCACGCCGCCGTCATCCGCGAACGCGATCGAGGGTGTGTGCACGAGTGCCACGACCTGACCGGCCGACTGGCTGGTCACGACCGGCACGCCGAGGATGTTGCCGCCCTTCGCATTGAGTTGCGAATTGACCAGCACGCCGTTACTGGTGAGCGCCGTCGACAACGCGAAGGCGTTCGCCTCGGACATGATCAGCACGACTTCCGAGATCGGATAGTTGTTCTGCGTGAGGAGCGTGATCCCCTTCTTGATGTCCGTCCGCGCGTTGTCACCGGAGGTGCCAGCGGTCGCGTAGCCGTTCGCCAAGTTGGTGATCGAGGCCGGGCTGACGTTGGTCACCGCCGCGATCGTCGGATCGATGAACTGCAGATCAAGGAACTGCGCCATGCCCTTGATCATGTCGTTCCGCACCGTCGCTTCTGCCGAGGGACTCGAGACCTTCGCGAGCTCCTCCGAGATCACGATGATGCCGGCCGACTTAGTGATGCCGAGCGTGATCGTGGCGAACTGCAGATTGCCGACCGGCTTCGGCGCACCTTCTCCGACCCAGGCGTACGTGCCGCCTCCGGTCTGAATCGGGAACGACACGTTGAACGGCACCTGCTTCAGTCCGGACAGCTTGCCGATCAGGGTCTCGGGACGGAGCAGATCGAGGAACTCCTGCGCCATCGGGGTCTGAACCGCGAGCGGCGCCGCCCAGGCCGGCTCGGCGATGGTGCCGGGGTTGACCACGGCCTTCAGCGCCATCAGCACTTCAGGCGTCTGATCCATCCACTGCTTGTTGTTCTCGACGTAGCGGATGGCGTCCGAGATGCTGTTCTTGCCCCGGATCATCGCCATTGCGTAGCGCGTGAAGGCGGTGCCCTTCGCGACGTTGGGCTTGATGGTGACGGTCGGGGTGCCCCCGCGCATCTCCGACGCGGCGATCTGCTCCGTGGTCTTCGTGATCCGCGTGGCGTTGGCCAGGTTGAACGTCTCGAGCTGCTTCAGGCGCACGAGGTGCGCGTCGATGGCTTTCACCTCGCCGGTCAGCGTGTCGTATTCCTCGGTCTGGGCCGCGTCCAGCGTGACGTGCTCCGCGGCCGCGGTCGACATCAATTCATTCATGCGCGCCGACTTCGCCGCGCGCGTGTTCTCGAATCCAGTGATCTGTTCTTGGACGGTATTCGCCATGGCGGGTGCTGCCTTCACAGCACGAACAACGGGTAAAGAGCCCGAGGCGCCGGGCGAATGACGGCCTGTCGCGGCCAGATGTTGTGCGTCGAGGCTTTTCACCATCGACAGCGTCGCGTCTTGATTTGCTGGCACGGTGACGAGCGAGAGCTCGAGGATCTCGGTCTCGAGGAAATGAATGCCGCCGCCTTCCAGAAAGGCGTACTCTATGGGCCTGAACCCAATCGACACGCCCTTGATGAGGCCGGCCTTCAGGGAATCCCAGGCTTCGTTCACGCGATCGCGAACCGTACCAGCCGACTCTATGACCGGGATTTCCGCCTCGAAGTCGATGCCCTTGGCCGTCGGCTTCTTGAATCGTGCCGTGCCGACTGGCGCGTCTTTTCGGTGATGGAAGAGCAGCGGGAGTTCTGCGGCGAACGTCGCGCCGAGCGGCTCGACGATGTCGCCCGATCGATCGGGTGTTGGCGTCGTGGCCGTGCCGCGAATGACGCGGCGCTCGTCATCTACCGACTTGATCGTGAGCAGGGAGTACGCGCGGTTCACGGCCCCCCTACTCTGGAAGGCCGCTGATCAGATGGCGAGTTTAGGTTTTTAAATGTGGCGGAGTCTCGGACGTCGGCACTGTCTCAGTGCCCGGACGTCAGCGACCCTTCGGGCGGCCCTGACTATCGCGATACACGATGGCGTGGGTCGGCCAGTCACCCTTGGACTGAGTACGTGACATGGGTTCCTGCGAATAGTTGTCGGACGAATGGCTCACTTGGCGCTTGCTGCTTAAAGTCGAACGTGCAGTTCAAGAACGCCACGTTCTTTGCCTCGAAAGGTCCGCCGTTCCACTGAATAACCATGTCCCTAACAACCATGTCCTTAAAGTAGTAGCCGTCCAGCAGCAAGACCCTGTCAACCCCCTCTCGTTGAAGTCCATAAAGCTCGATCAGGGAAGGCCCAGCGGCGCATGGGTCGCTTTTGTTCGCCAAGCGCACAGAGCGAGCGCAGTCATTTGTGACAGGGCCATAGAAGCGGAACTGGAACTCTGAGTCTTTCCAGTCCGAAGGCCTCGCTCCTGGCTTGGGCCTTGATGTCACCATGGCCGCGACGCTGAACGTCGTTTGCAATGACTTATTCGGAATGGAAACTAGCGTCCCGTTCAGAAACGAGCGATAGTCAGCTAGCCTAACTGCCGCTTCCCAAGCGGCATCACCGTGCGCTGGAGCACTTGTTAACGCCAAAACCCGATCCCCAATACTTCTGATCGCCGTAGGGTCGGCTAGGACGCGGCGCTCAGACGCCTTCTGAGCCGTGGCGCCGATGGTCGCCAAACCTGCTCGGCGTTCTGACTGATTATCAAGGCTCTGCTCCATCGCCTGAAGAACTCGCGGCCCCGCATTCTCACCAGCGGTCACAGTGTCAGCCACTAACCGAGCCAGCTGATTCTCAATTGGCCTCAACAACTCTCGGATATCTCCTTTTGAGACATCTCTGCTCTTGGCCAACTCAGACGGTAGATACCACCACGCAGCGAAGAACAACGCTCCAAACAGGATCGCAAGCCCTCCACCCCCGACCTTGAAATGCCAATCTAAGTGAGTCTTAACTTCACGTACATCGCTCGACAGATCGTCAATTCTTGCCATGGCCGTGAGCCTATCAAGAACGACTCTGCCTTGAACAATGCTTTGCCGAGCAAACCTGCCCGAGCAAACCGACAGCACAGATCCAGAGCGACGCACTGACAGACGCCCCGCCACGGCCGGCAACGTGATCACCGCAGCCAGCGCGCCCCGTGGGTTCACAGCGTGCCGCCACGGTCGGAGGCCAGCAACCGCTTCACGCTCAGGCGGATGACGTCCTGCACCGTCGACCCACGTTGTCGCTGCGCCAGCTTATAGACGTCGTCGTAGACCTGCGCCGGCAGCTTGAGATGCACCGATGCCGTCGGCGACCCAGACGCCTGATCCAGCCTGGGACGACCTGGCCGACGCGTGGAATCAGCCATTACCTGCCTCCTCCCAACACGATCATCTGATACGCCGGCGGACGCTGAACGGGCTGCCGCAAATACAACGCGAGTGCGATCAGCGTCGCCATCACCGGATCGATCCGCCCGCGGCTCTTCTTCTTCACCGGGTAGATGTTGTCCTTGCCGTCCCGCTGCGCCACGGCATTCGAGACCGACCACTGCATAAGCGGATCGCCCTGCGCATCGAAGTCCCCGGCCAAGACGTCCGCTTCGAACCGCTTCGCGGCGCTGCCCATGCCCGCGTAGGTCTGGGGCACGGCCAACACCTGCGACTCTGGAAAGCCATCCTGGTGTACGAGCTGGTCGATCAAGGTGTCCGCGTGCCAAGGGTCGAAGCCGATCGCCTCAATGTCGAATCGCTTTCGTTCCTCAGACAACACCTGGCGGATCACCTGATGATCCACCCGCGTCCCTGGCGTCGTGCGGAGATGACCCTGCTCCACCCACTGTGTGTACGGCGCGCGGTCACGGCGCTCTCTCTCCAGCACGGTATCGCCAGGCGTCCACACCCAACGCAGCAGCCGCCAATTGGCGCGGCCAGGGGTCGGGGGAAACACGAACACCATCGCCAATAGGTCGATCTTGCTGGCGAGATCAATACCGACCCAGCAGGGTTCGTGCAGGAGATCGGCGGCGGTCCACTCGGCAGGCTTGCTCTGTCCCTTGCGCCAGCCCTCGAGCGAGAGCCACGGCTGCGCGCTGTTGACCCAGAGATTCAACCGCTTCTGTTTGAACGCGGCGGCCGCAGCGGGCATGTTCTTCGCCTTCGTCGCCAGCGCGCGCATGTCCTCAGGATTCACCGACATGCCATAGTGCGGATTCGCCTTCCGCCAAGTGGCCTCGCTCAACCAGTCGTCCTCGAGGTCCGCGTGGGCGATGAACGCGAAGAAGCTCTCGTCGTCGATGACGCCGTCGAGAATCTTGCACGCGTAGTCGTGCTCGTCTCCGCACGGCGACACCGGATCATCGCCGGCCGTCGTGATCTCGTACATCAGCGGCTGCCGGCGAGCGCCCATGGCGGTCTCGAGCACGTCGATCAACCCGCGGTCCTTGTGCGCGTGGAGCTCGTCGACGATCACGAGGTGTGGGTTCAGACCGTCCATCGAGTTGTGGTCGGCGCTGAGCGGCTCGAGCTTCGATCGCGTGCGAGCGTGCGACAGGTTTGACCCCAGGACGCTGATGCGACTCCGCAGCTCGCTCGAGGACTCGACGAGCGCCTTCGCATCGTTGAACACGATACGGGCCTGGTCTCGCTTCGTCGCCGCGCAGTACCCCTCGGCGCCTGGCTCACCATCGAAGAACGTCGTGTAGTCCGCAACGATGCCGGCCTCGAGGGACTTGCCCTGCTTGCGCGGGAGTTCGTTGTACGCCTTTCGAAACCGGCGCAGGCCGGTCGCGGCGCGCACCCACCCGAAGACGGAACCCAGCCTGAACCTCTGGCAGTCCGAGAGCTCGACGAGCCGCCCAGCCCACTCGCCTTTGTAGTGGCGCACCCGGCCAGCGAAACGGAAGAACCTCTCAGCTCGAGGGAGGTCGAACACGTACGGAAATTCAGTCGTGCCCTCGCGCGCGCGGTCCTTCAGGTGCCTGGCGCACGCCAGCCGGTGATACTTGCCGCCCGGCAGATCGCCGCGGACAACGGACTGCGCGTAGCGATCGACGACGTTCATATCGCTCAATGGGTCGTCGCTCCTGGGCCGGGCGCCGGCGGGGCATCGAACTCCAGGAAGCCGTCATCGGTCGACTGCGTCGCCGGGGCTGCGAGCTCCCGCCCGACCGGCGACAACTTGAACCTGAGCATCGCCGCCTCGATGCGCTGCGACAGCGTCGTGATGCGCGTCAGCAGCGGATGCGCAGCCAGGTTGCCGGCAGCGCTCGTCACCACATCGCCCTCGTCGTCGACACGCCTGAGCAGTCGGTCCTTCAGGACCCGGAGCTGGCAGAGGTCGCGGAGGGCGAGCGCCGTCGAATCGTTCAGCGTGCCTTCCCTCGCCGCCTGCGGCGCGAGGTCGTTCCACTCCCCGAGCTCGTCGAGAGTCAGGCGACCAGGCGGCTGCGGAATCTGCACCTCGGGGGCCGCGACGACAGGCGTCGTCTGAAGCGGCATTTGATTACTGGCGGTTTGATTCGCGGCGGATGTTTGATTCCGGGAATCCTGGTCACGCGCGAGGGCACGCCGAGAACCTGTCAATTTCCCTTCTTCCTTGCCCTTACGGCGTCGTCCAGCCCCGACTCGCTTGCCTCCGCTGCCCTTCCCACCCATAGATTAGAAAACCTCTCTACTTACAGAATCTTTTGAATTCGCGCACGCGTGAACGAAGCTGCCACGCGGTTTCCGGATGCTTCGTCATCAAACTTCGGAGCACCCCCCAGGGTCATCGGTTCCTCCCTCGAATTGCTTCCTGTCTGGTCTTCGTATCTGAACAGGTTTGACAGAGCGGCTGAATGTTCGAATCCTCGTCCGTACCACCTTCCGCCAAGGGCACGATGTGATCCCGGATCGTCGCTGCGCTCACCCGTCCGAGCTTCCTACAGAGCCTACAGAGCGGTTCATCATCGAATAGCTGCTTTCGCTTGGCCTGCAGCCTACGTCCCCTGAGGCGCGTATCGTCGTTGTTCCAGCCCGTGGACTTCGGCGTCGTATGGACCGCACAAGGGCCACCTCGGGTCAACGTGGGGCAGCCTGGGCTACAGTGGCGCAGTGGGGCTAGTGGCATTGCGCCTTCCTAAGGGTTAGTTACCGGGTCCATTGACGCAACCACGTCACGAACACGAACGGCCACACGCACACGAGCGGCAACGGCTGAGAGTGTCGCATCCTCACTGGCTGCCCTGCTCCGCGCTCGACTGCACCTGCATCCGGAACGTCGGGCCCTGCTGATCCCAGTCCGCGATCCAGAGCTTGCGGCCGGGGACCTGGTGATGCGAGATGATCGCCGAGACAGCACGCTGCAACTGGTCCACGTCTTGGCCGGTCACCTCGATGGGGACTGGGAAAGCGATGATCACCGACGTCGGCGAGGGCGCTGGCGTCAACAGTGCGCCGATGACCAGCGAGAGCGTCCCGACCAGCGCCACCAGCATGACGAACAGCAGCGCGCCAAGGATCCTGGATGGCCCGGATCTCAACTCTTGATCCTCAGGTAGAAGCGCTTTTCCTTGGTTTGGCTCGGCGATTCGTTCGTGGTCACCCGGTTGGCAATGGTGTACTTCGTGCCCACGGTGCCCGCGGCCAGGCGGACCCGTGTCTTGCGATTCCCCGAGACGAGTGCCTGGTTGTCCTGCGTCAATCCGGTGCCGCTGATGATGAACGTTCCCACGCTCGTGAGCTCCACGCCGGCGGCGAGGTTCAACGTGTCGAAGTCGAACTCGTAAACGAGTACTTCGTCGGAGTCCTTTTCGCAGTAGCCGCCGTCAGTGATGGTGATGGGCCCTGGCATTTACGCCTCCACGTCTCCGACATCCGGCAGCACGAGGATGATCCCCACGTCCGGACGCACGCGAATGATCCCGACATCAGCCTGCACGAGAATGATCACGTCGGCCGTCGGATTCGGGCCGTAGTTGTCCAGCAGCACATGCGACAACTGGTTCCGAGTCGGATACGTCGGCAGGACTAGCGGTGGCCACGGCTGCAGCCAGGGAATGCCTGACAGCGCACTCGGCGGCACCGTCGCCGGCACGACTAGGATCGGCCGATTCGGATACTGCTTCTGAATCAGCGGCAGCTGCTGGACCAGCCACGGCAGATCGATGCTCTCCGGCACCGTGGGAGGCATCGAGAGCACGTGCCGTGTCGGCTGCTTCGCCAGCACCAGCGGCAGTTGCTGACGGTTCCACGGGATATTGGACAGGTCGCCAGCCGTCGCGCTCACCGGCAACACGAGCACATGCCGCGTCGGGAACTTCGCGATCACCGGTGGCAGGCCGCGCACCAGCCACGGGATCTGCGGTGCACCCTCGCCGAGCGTGAACTGCACCGGCGCCGCGCTCAGGTGCCGCGTCTGCGGAATCCTCCGCACGAGCTGCAACTGCGGCATCAGCCACGGCAGATCGGAACGCCCAGCCGCGTCGAGCGGCGAGATGGGGACGGCGCGCACCGCACCGAGCGGCAGCCGCACACGATGGACGATGCGGCCAGGGACAGAGATCCAGCCCGTCTCGAGCGGGATGACAACCGGCCCGGTGATGGCCTGATAGTGCGTGTACCGATCCGGTCGGATGATCCCGTCATCGTTGAACGTCAGCGCGCGATCGGGTGCCGCCTCAGAGAAGCCCAGCGGCGTGACGAGCACGACACGCACGGGACGCGCGGCAAGCACCGGCGGCCGTGGAGAGACCAGCCACGGCAGATCCGACAACGCGCCAGTCGTCACCGACGGTGGCGCCGCCACGACGTGACGCGTGACCGGGACGCGTCGAACAATGGGACTGCCGACCTGCAGCCACGGCAGGTCCGGCGTGGCGGCGACGGTTTCGGTGAATACCGGCCCGGCCACCGCGACGTACTGCACCACGCCGCGAGGCCAGACCATCGGCCCGGTCGACGGACTCAGCGCATCAGCAGCTTGTGGAAGTGACGCATAAATCGGCGGATCGGCCGTGAACGGCGCGACGAATGGAATCCTGGCGACGACGCGGCCAGGATTCGGCCACCACTGGACGTCGAACGTCGCCGCAGCTGTCTCCGTCGATGGACGCGCGTATTCCGAGCGAATAACCGGCAGCGCACGAACGAGATCGTTCTGACGTGGGAGCCAGTTGACATTCGTCTCGTCAACTCTCGACGGCTGCGCGAGCTCTGACCGGATGATGACCGACCGCTGGACAAGACCAGGAGGCGTGGAGAGCCACGACAACTCCGAACCCGTGACGACAGGCCCAGCGATCGGCGTGTACTGCACCGACCCGCGCGCGTAGACCTGAGGCCCGGTGCTCTGCGTGACCGCGTCAGCTTCTTCGACTGCGGCCTCGACAATCGGCACGAACGCCAGCACGCAGGCCGCCGCGACTGAGACAGGTGTCACCACACGAGCGGGATACGCGCGCACATGGCCAGGCGCTGGATCGACTGGCGGCGGATGGAAGGCGATGGTGTACGCCGTCCAGTCCTCGGCGTCGGAGAACGTCCACGCGCCAGCGTCTTCGCTCGCTGCGTTGTTGTTCGTCCGCACTGCGCCCGAGACGCGCACATTCAAGCCAACGGCGCCAGACGTGCCGGAATCAGCCGTCAGCTGGTTGACCGTGTAGTTCGTGGGATATGTCGGCGGGACCGTCGCTTCACCCTCGCGACCGGTGAACGTGAGCCAGAGGTAATCCTTCGCGCCTCCGGTCGGTGTGACCGTCGTGGCGTTCGGGTTTCCGGTGCCAGTCGCCACCGTGGACAGTTCGGGTGCACGCACATAGGGATCAGCTGAGTCCGCAATCGCATACGCCACGGCCGCCCCGCGGCCACCGCTGCCTTTTGTCAGAACAATGGTCGTGCCGCCTTCGTTCCCGACCGCCCGCTTCCACGCCGCGGCCATCTGATCGTCAGCCCCATCGGAGGAGAGATCGAACAGCTCATTCCATGACGCATCCGGCCAGCCGATCGCGCCTGCAGCGGCACACCGATACACCACGAAGATGACGTCGTTCTGCTTAATGCTTCCGGCCGACCCGGGCAGGGTGATCGTGACGTTGGTCCCGGTACCTGAGGTGTCGTTCGTGCCGATCGCCGCGCGAACAGAGGGGAACGCCATTAGGGTCTATTCGGCGGCGTCATGCCGCCAGGGATCATCTGCGCGCCAGTTGGGCCGTGCAGGTTCGTCTGCCGAGGGAGCCACGGCAACGTCGGCCCTACGCCACCGCGGTCGCTGATCGCCCGCTCTTTCCAGAAATCCAACCGCGTGTCATAGTCCGCGTTGCTCGCACTGCGGCCACCGATTCCGCAGTTAGCATGGCTCGCGCCGTCGAGTCGATTGGCTTCGGTGTCTGTAGCCGTGATGTGGGGTGAGGCGTCAACCCCTTGCCAGTTACCAGACCCGCCGAGACTAGGCTTGGACGTGCCGTGGTCAAAGACCCACGCACTAAGAGCGACGTTGGACCCCACACCACCAGCCGCCGCCAGACGGAGGGTATACCAATTCCCAACTGTGAACGTGACGCCGCTCACTTGGTTGCTGATGACGTCTTCTGTCCCTCCAGCAATGATTCTACGTATCCGCAAGTTGTCGTCGTCGTCCAAGTCGAGGGTGTAGGCGTCAGGACCAGCACCGTCAATGCGGACTGCGGGACCCAGAACCCTATCGTCTCCTGCGATTGCTGTAACCTGCGCCTCGTGTTCAATGGACCCGGGCCCATTGGCGAGATAGCTGAGAATGACGTGACTACCGGTGAACGAGACGTCGATCTCGTCGTCAGTGCTGTCATACGCAGCGGACCCCATTTCCTGCGTCCACCGCGCAGCGAATGGGTCGTCGTCGAAGTCGTCGATGAACGCGGCCATTAGAAACCGTAGCTCCCGTAATGCCCTGGTTCGATACTGCCTTCAAAGCACCCCAACTCCCCGCCGCTGGAATCCGCCGTCAGCAACGCGCTCGAACCAGCCGCGATGGTGTAATCGTCCGACGCTCGACTCGTGAATGGGTCCGATCCAAGCGTGTCGCTGTGCGACTCCTGCGACCCGCCGCCGAGCGCAGTGCGCCACTGCGCGATGGTGGTCAGCGTCGACACGTCCATCGTCCACGTCACGCCCGCGCCGACGCGGTAATACCGGTTGTAGTCCATCGTCGGGAACGTCGTGCCATCGTAATCCCCACCCTCGACGGCCCGGCCAGCGCTCGCGTTCGCCCAATCGAAGATCGAATCGCGGATCGTGAAGTTGGCGAAGGCCGTCGTCGCAGTCCTGATGTAGATCGGCCCTAACGCGCCACCACCAGTCGCGGTGCCGTTCGCGACCGTCAGGTGATGCACCAGGACGTTCTCGGCGGTCGGATGGTTCGTGCCGATGATGAACCCAACGCTCAAATAGTCGTAAATGAGACAGTGGTGGAAGATTTGAAGATTCGCCGGATTGGTGTCCCACGCATGGCTCACGAGCCCGATGTCCATGCCGTGGAGCTTGAGGTACTGCATCGTGCCGTAATTGAAGACCCCGCCCGGCGCGCCCTTCGTATAGAACCCGACGTCAGAATCGCGCACCGTGATGTACTCGATTAGGTAGCCCTGATCGGCGTACTGGTCTGACGCGATCCCGGCCTGAGTCCCTGGCGGCACATTCGTGTGATTCTCAATGACCCCGTTGTGGAGCACCGTCCCGATGCAGTTGTTCGGCCGGTAGACCACCGCGTTCGAGTTGCACGTCAACTCTTTCGACTTGATGTAGAAGTTCCGGACATGTACCCCGGTGCATTCCCGAATCGAGATGCACCCGGTGTCCGACGCGATCTCGGCCTCGTCGATGTCTACGTAGAACCCGTCCCACGTGATGTAGTTCCGGCTCAGGCTCCCGAACATCGACGCGCCGTTGCCCGACTCTGAGGATGGGCCATCAGAGACCACACCCACGCCGTCGTGACGAAGTTGCGTTCGTAGCGCATTCGATGGCGGCGTATCGAGCGCCACGGCGGCGTACCGCGTGACATGAACGATCCGGCTCCCGGATGTCCCACTGTTCGCCGGATTGAGCGTCGGAGTCTGCGTGTCAGTGCTACGGGCCATCGACGCCGTCACACCGGCAATCCATCCCACCACGTTTCCGGCCACGGCGGCCGACATCGCTTGCGACGGCTGCCACGGATCCCCGAACGTGCCGGCGCCGTTGGTGGTTTTGGCCGGGTCGCAGTAGTGCGTCGGCGGGCCGTAGGTGACCTGTCGGTATTCAGATGCGTCGAAGCTGCTGTCTTCGTCCTCGCTGGCCACAATCACGGCCGGAGTCGACGGCGGCGTCATGCCTCCAGGCATCGAGCGCCCGCGCCCTCGAGACGTCCCCGTGGTCCGCGGTGCCCACTCCATCAGCCGATCCCGATGTAGCGGAAGAACCGCCCGAGCTCCAGCTTGTTCCGAATCTTCTGCTCCTGTTGATCGAGCCAGAGCTCAAACGGTCGGCACCGGCCCTTGTAGCGTCGATGGCAGGCGAGACACTCCGGGCCGGTGCAGCGACCACACCAGAAGCCCATCTCCTCGCGATACACGTTCGGCGTGTCGGTCGGCATCAAATACACGGTGTAGCCGGAGCCCGGCTTCACCTTGATGTGCCCACCGCAGTGCTTGCACTGGACCGTGTCGAATTCGACGGGACGCGACAGCGACGGGTCGACGATGATCCCGTAGCCGTGCGCGCCCCGCGCTGGTGCGATCACGTTTACTGCTCTTCGTGCTGGAGATTGCCCGAGTACGTGCTGGTCGACGCCGCACTCAGGCCGATCCCGAATCCTGCTGACGCCGTGTTCGGACTCACGAACTCACGGCCAGGATTCGCATTCCACTGCCACGACGCACGCCCGTTCAGCGGCTCGCGATAGAGCTCGATGCCGGCCCCGTACGACGCCGGATCCACCGTGATGAGATGCTCGGCATCGGCCAGGCACGCCGCATCGGCAGGGTCCAGCGGATTGGGCGTGACCGACGTGCCGGTGCCGGAGTTCGTGATCCGGCGCACGCTGTACTGATGGACGCCATCGTTGCTGGCTGCCGTGCAGCCGATGCCAAAGCTGAAAATCTTCTGCCGCCGTGGCGTGGTCGCGTCCGCGAGCAGTTCAAGGACACACAGAACGGAGTCGGCTCCGGTCTTGTTGAATGAGGTTGCGTAAGCGGCCATGTGCGTGCTCCTTCAGTGAACCGGGTCAAAGTTGGACAGTGGACAGGGTTGCGCGAACAAGATGGGCTGACCCAGAGTGATCACTCAGGTGATCCTTGGCAAGAGCGAAGTGCCGAGAATGCGCGAGATGCGCGGGATGTCTGTTGAACGTGAAACACCGTTACGCGAGTCGTTGGCGTTTCACAGGGAAGGCGCGTCGCGCCGACTCGATCGGGATGCGCCAGCCCCGACCAACCTTGTAGCCGTCGAGCTGATCGATCATCCGGAGGAGCGTGCGCGGGTCACAGTCGAGATACGTGGCGAGTTCCGGCGTGCTCACCCACGGATGCTGGTGCGTGGCCAGATCGACGAGCGCGGGTCGTTTCATCAGCAGGCGCTCCTACGTCTTGCGACGAACGGATCACCCACCAGGCCCGCGCGCCAGCCATCGCGTGGCTCGGCCAGGTCGAAGTGCCCGCAGAACATCTCGAGACAGGTGGCCGCGACTCGATCGTTACGGAGACCGTCGAGCGGGCGATCGGCCGGCCGGTGTTGCAGCGCGTCAATCAGCGCATGGACGGCCTCGGACGCGCTCCACTCCGATCGCTCCTGCGCGAGCGCCGCGATCAACCAGCGCTCGATCGCCCCAGACGAGATCGTCGCGCGCATGGCGTCGAGCACCTTGACGAGCGCCCGCTCTTCTTCCACGCGCCGGCGAGCCCGATATGCGCTGACCGTCTCAATCGCAGCCTTCGTGGTGGTCTCGTCCATCACGCACTCTTCCTCAGCTGTTTCAACAGCGACGCCCGACACGACTGCCAGCCGTTGGTCTTGCCGAGGCGATACACCGCGGCGAATGCCGTCACCAGCTCGCGCTGAGGGACACGGTCCACGAACGGCAGGGACTGCTGCTTGAAGAACTCGAGCAGGCGTGCAATCACCAGGCGGCGCCGGCCCTCGCGCATCTTGGCCGCGTGGGCGCGCCGGGCCTCGGCACCACGACGGTCATGCGCGAGATAGGATCCGCAGCTCGCGCTGCATGTCGCCGCGCCGCGGCTCTTGATGACACCGGGACAGACCGGGCAGGTGTCACCGACGCGCGGGCGCCGTGATTGGGATGGCTCCATCAATCGTCTCCGGCCTGGCGCGCGCGGAAGTCCACTACCCAGTCGCGGCAATTGAAGACCGGAGCTGGCGCCGTCAGGCCGTACCTCGTCGCGGAACAGGGCGCGCAGACAGGTGTGCGGTTCCGACCCCAACGCACCCACTCGCCGCGCTGAATAGTGCAACCGAACCCGCAGCGCAGCGCGAGGCGACACCGCACCCACTTCGATGATTCAGTCCGAGGCTTCGACGGCGCTCGACGACGTTGGCGGCTCATAGCGATGCCCTCCGCCGCGGCACGTCATGCTCAGGGCCGCGGCCATGGTTCGCCACCACCACGTTCTCGAGATAGGTCGCCTTGTGCTGCAGCACGAAGAGGCTGTAGTCGGAGCCCGTGATCCAGGCGTCTCGCTCGGCAGCGAACATCCAGAGCGCCATCACTTGCAAACGATCGACCGTTCGCTCGTGCAGGAGCTCGCGCGTCACCTGGAGCGCGACGTCACGCTTCACCTGATACGGATGCCCGCGGTGTTCTCGGTAGGTCCGCGAGAACCACTCGATGAAGACTGCTACTGCTTCGTCTTCAGTAGTAGTAGGTACTGGTACAGATGTACGTACTTGGGAAAAAGGGACACCTCCGGCACGGCGTCCCGAAAAATCGGTCATTCGTCGCGGAAAACCGGTCATCCTGCCGGTGACTTTCCGGGCATCCTGCCCGATTTTCTCGGGCAGACTTTCGAGGACGAAATCGGTCATCCTGACCGGATCTCCATCGTCAATCGCGAACAGCGGACCGGCCATCTCAGGGAGCGCATAGATCGCGTTCTTCCCGCGGCGCAGCCGGCGCACCTTCTGCCACTCCTCGAGGTCGTCGAGCACCCGCCTGATTTGCTCGTGCGACATCAACGTGATCCACCGCAGATGATCCAGCGACGTCGGTGATGTCGTGATGCGACGTTGCTCGACCCGCACCCCGAGCGCGACGAGCACCAGGCGCGCCCCGAGGCGCACTCGCTCATCTCGACAGGCCAGCGCGTACTTGACGCCCAACCAGCTCATACGAGGCCCGCGATGCCAGCGAAGGTCATCAGTGCTGCGTCCCGATCGAAGGCGGCATCTGATAGCGCGCCCCTGCAAACAATCGCTTCTCGATCTCAGGCTCCACCGGCAAGAGCGCCTCGATGCCATCGATCGAGCACGCCGGCTTGTCCCATGACACGCCTGGCTCGATGCCAATAAACCGGAACGGCTCTCGGCACTGCACGCAGATGATGCGGACCTCGGCGACAAAGCGACCGGTATCCAACATGCGACCCACGGCGACAGCGGCAGCAAAGTGTTCGTGTTGACACAAATGCGGCTCACTCGTCGGTGCCGGCATCGTCGTCAACATCTGCCTCAGGCACTGCTCTGCCTCACTGCTCTTGTCGTCGCTCACTCGATCCACCTGCTCCGCTGTCGCGGCTCCGGGTTCTCTCGCCGGTCGTCATCACGTTCACGCTTCGATCGACCCATGACGTCCCGCGTGCCCTTACAACGCGGGAAGGTCCGGCAGCCCCAGAATCGCTGCGGCTGCTGATCGGTCTCCCACGCCTTCGGTTGACGCACGCGCGAGACCATAGGCGCGCCGCAGTCTGGACAGTCGGGTGTGTTCGCCATTCAGCTCCTCGCGCGATTCATCACCGGAGACTGGCGCGGCATCGTGATCGACACCGCGATCTCGCGCGGCACGTACCAGAGGCCCTGGAACCCGCGCATCGGATACGGCGCGATCCGGGTGACCTGCTCGAGCACCCAGCACCACGGACCCATCGCGTGGTTGTTACTCTTCAGATGCGCGTAGGCCTCAGGCCAGGCACGCTCCATGTGCAGGCACTCGGCGAGCTGCGCGGTCGCGACGAGCGCGCCGAAGGGCATGCCGGCATACGTCGTCTCGTCGCCGGGCGACAGCCAGGCGCGGGACTTGCCGGCGTGGATGAACAGCAGGCCGCGATACGGTGTCTCCCACGTGCGGTTCTCGATCGGCTTCTCACCGCGCGCGATGAGCTCCGCGTAGGGCTGACAGATGGTGAGCGCCTTCATAGGGCCACACTCGCGGATCGCCTGTAGAATGCGGATCCCCCACCGTGAACTGGACAGCCATCGAAGCGATCGGAACCCTGCTCGCGAGCGCGCTGGCCTTCATCGCCTGGCGCACGAGCCAGGAGACGCTGCGGCTCTCCTACCGACCGGTACTGAGACCGGTGCCCACCTCCACGCAAACCAGCATCAAGATCAAGAACTTCGGCAATGGGCCCGCGTTCGCGGTGAAGGTTGTGAATGCCACGCAGCCGGAGAACGTCCTCGCCGAACACCAGGTTATTGAGCGCCTCGGCGAGCGCGGCGAGGACGGCGAGCCGAATCGTGTGGGCAACACCGTGATGAACGTGCCCATCACCGGCTTCTACACGATCGGGAATCGATACCGGATGTTCTACCAGGACATCTCGAGTGCCTGGCACGAGACGGCCTTCGACGTGACCTTGGCCGGCTTCACGATCCGATACCTCGGGCCGAAACGCTGGTGGCACTTCCGAACGCAAGTCCCAGCGGCGGTGAAGGCGCTCGGACACTTCGCGACGCCTGACGAGCTCGTCTAGGCGCTCAGCCGCCGGGACGTAGACTGAGACATGGAGCGCCGCACGTTCACCGAGGTCGCGCTGGGCCTGCTGCTGATGCCAGCCGCGGCGCCCTGCGGATGCGACGACGGCCTGGTCTGCGAGAACCATCCCCACCTGCCGATGAACCACGACGAGGACTGCGGCGCCGGCGCGCCGTGCCTGAATCCGCGCTGCCCGCACGGCCGCCGCTGGCTGCGCTGGCTTCACTGATCGCCCCCCCCCCACCGGACGCTTCCGATCACCGTACAGGTTCTCGTGAAACCGCCATCGAGGCAGCGGCCAGCCCACTGATTCCAACGCCTCGAAATACCGGCGCATCGTGCGACTAGAGACACCGTGCTTGACTGCGAGCGCATCGATACTCACGACGCGCGCCTTCTCAACAGAGCGCGCGACCGCCAGAATCCGGCGCAACGGAGCGTAGCGTTCACGTTCGATCGCGCCCTCAAACGACTCTGGAAATTCCCTCATGGGACTCGGGCCCTACGCGAGCACCGCCACGCCGGTCGGTAACTGCTCAACGAGCCAGTCGCGCACGCGGTCGACCGCAACCAGGCGCCACGCCCCACCATCGGCCTCGAAGATGCCGACCTGTGGCAACGTATTCGGCCCGCCGCCCTGCACGCGCAGCACGAATGGGGACTGCGGCTGCGTCACCTCGCGGAAGGTGCGCCACGGCGTCAAGGTGATTGGGTTCGGGACGGCAACCTCTCCGACGAGGACCACGCCGGCCTTCGCCGTGACGACCTGCGTGCGGCCATCATCCTGAGAGGTCCGCACGGCCTCGTGCTTCACGGTGCCCAGCAACGACAGCACCTGCTTCCGCTCGTCGGTCTCGATGAAGCGACACTGCAGGCCGATCACGAACTCCTCGATCGACAGGAACTTGCCGACGAATGCATCGGTGAGGTTCAGCGATTCGCCCTTCACGTACATCTCGCGAACTCGGGACCCTGTCTTGAGCGGGCCCGACAGCTGCACCAGATGGGGACTCACGACGTGGACGACCACTGTGGCGAGATCCAGGCCGTCACGATTCGCCTTCAGGTAGTCGCGCACCGCGCCAAGGGTGTAGACAGCCAGCGCGACAGGCGTCGCCCCGGGGACGGTCGCCGGATCAACCAGCGTCCAATCGTTCGGACGCGCGACGAGGTCTTCTCTGAGAAGCTGCGGACCACGGAACCGTTCCGCGAGCGCATTGACGGCGGCACCATCCATTTACTCACCCGCCTTTCGATCGGCCATGTTCGCCACCGCCGACAGCTGCGGTTTCTGTTCATCAAAGAGCCCCGACTGTCTCGGGTCGCTCTCGACGGCCACCAACCGGCCACCCGCTCGCCCCATGAACAACATGGTCGAGACCGTGACGATGCTCGCGAGCTTCGAGCTGCACTTCAGGTCGACGTCGAGCGCCTGGCGGTCATGCTTCGGCTTCACGACGACCTTCAGCGTGATCTCGCGCTTCTGCTCGGCGTCGGTGTTCGGGTCCGCGATGTTCGCGAGCACCCGCGCCAATTCCTCCTCGAACAGTTCCGCCAACGCCCCGCCGCCGATGTTAGTCAACGTCACACCCTGGACTTGCTGCATCACTCCTCCACTTCTCAACCGGCCTTCGCCTTGAGCGCATGCTCGATCACCGGCAGCGCCGCCTTCACCTGACGCCGAGGCCGAACCCCGAGCACCATCGCGTAGTGCTGCTCGAGCGGCCGGAGCGCGGCCATCAACTGCGTCACCTCGTCGCGCTCGATGTCGAGCTCCGCGTGCCACTGCTCGCAGACCCTCAACGCCGCCGTGATCGGATTGACGGGGTCAGGCATGCCGCCCCGCACAATCACTCGGTTGCACGCCGGTGCGCCGACTGATCTCACCGCTCCACACCACGACATACGCGTCTGTCTCATCGAACTCGCCGGCGGCCCTGGCACACTCAGCAGCTGCCGCGGCCTGGCGCTCGAGCCTGTCGATATGCGGCAGGAGATTGGCCAGCATCCGCCGGGAGCGCTCCACACGCGACCAGGAGTCACTGCCTCGAATGATCCGGCCGCAGTAGTCCACCATCCGCTGCGCGTCCGCGAGCGTGCTCGGGATCGATCGGTGATTCAGCACACGCCGCGGCCGACGTTTGGTGACGGGCTCACGCATCGAGCACTCGATTCAGCTGCTGGCGCAGTGATTCAGCCAGCGCCCGAGAGACGATGCCGCGCACCCGAACGGGAATCTCCGCACTGCGACCACGGCCAAATCGGACGTCTACGAACACACCACGCGCGGCCTTAACCACCGTGAGCGACTGCACCCGGCCTCGAAGATGGAAGGACGGCAGCGCGCCGCGCAACGCCGTCTCGATCTTCGCGAGGGCCTCGTCGCCCTCGAGCTCGTCGGCCGGTTTTTCGTGGGCGAGGTTCATCGGTCTCCGTACTTCGCGATGAGCCGATCCCGCTCGGCCTTGGTGACGATCTGGATGCCAGGGTCACAGAACTGGTTTCTAGCCCTGGTCATCCACACCATCCACGCAGACGTCACTGAATCCGTGGCACCGTTCCCTCGGAAGTCATGCCGCGGCAGCACGATGAGCGCCTCCGGTGGATTCGCCAGCAGCCACGGGCCACGCTCCTCCGTGGGCTCCAGCCACGACAACCGCAGGAGCATCGCCACCGCGACGCGCGCGTGGTCCACCGCCTGCACCACGATCTCGTAGGCCTCGTTAAATGGCGGGTTCGTCACGACGACATCGATCCGCGAGGTGGCTTCCTTGAAGGCGTGCCAGGACTTCACCGCTCGGGCGTCGAGCAGGAACTCCGGCAGGAACGGATGCCGAGCGACGATGTCATTCGTCAGCGCGTCCACGTTCTGCGGGAGCTGGTTGACGATGGCCCCGTCGCCGGCGCACGGCTCGACGACGCCCTCGCACATGTTGAACGAGCACCGCGCGAGGAGCGCCTGCGTCATCCAGGCCGGCGTGCGGTAGAAGTCATCGACACTGCGCTCACCGGGGTTCACGTCCTCGAAGAGCAGGGATTGATCGGTCACAGCGTGTGCGCCCCCATCGCCTGCCAATACCGAATCAACTGCCGGGTCCACACGATCGCCATCTGCGATTCCGTGCCTGCCCCTCGACAGGTCGGACAGATCACCCAGATTGCGCCGCGGCAGGTATGGCAGTTCAACGCCGCCGCCAGGTGCCGCTGCAGTTGCTGGAATCGCGCGAGGAACCGCGCGCGTGTGTCCATGAAGGACCACGGCACGACCGCGAAGGTGTACGGCTCGACGTCGTGCCGATCTTCGGCCGGCGCCGCCGGCGGCATCAGCGACCGCTGCTCCGTCCGCAGCAGCCGGCGATCGACGTCCTTGAGCGAGACGGGCTCGGCCTCACGCGAGAGCCCGAACGCGAGATAGACCATCTCCTGCAGACGCTGCTCTGCGGCGCGGTAGCCCTCGAACTCCAGGAGGTGCTTCAGCGGCCGCGGCACGTCACCCAGGTAGGCCTCGCTCGCGTCGTGCAGCAACCCGTATAGCGCCGCGCGTGGCCCTTCCATGCTCTCGAGTAACTGGCTCGCGTGGTACGAGTGCTGCCCTACCGAATAGGGTTCGCGCGTGTGACCACCGAATCGCGACACAGCCGCCAGACCGTGTGCGATGTCCTCGATGCGGATGTCTTGAATGCGCGGCTGCGTCGGGTAGAACTTCACGCCGGAGGCCGTCATGATCCAATCGCTCATGCGCGCACCTCGAGGTCCGGCATGGTCTCGCGCCGCCACAACTGCTCGACCTTCATCGCGCTGCGGGCGGTGATCTTC